TGTGTGATTCAAAACCACATCATGGGACAAAAAGGTGCTGGCCTAGCATAAGGAGCTAAATAATGGCAATATCAAGAGCACAGCTAGCTAAAGAGCTAGAACCAGGTCTAAATTCATTATTTGGTCTTAACTATGATGAATATGATCGTGAATACGAAGAAATCTTCTCTATTGAAGATTCAAGTCGCGCATTTGAAGAAGAGGTATTAATTACCGGTTTCGGATCTGCGCCTACGAAAACTGAAGGACAAGGAGTTGTCTTCGATAACGCATCTGAAAGTTTCAGTGCACGTTATACCCACGACACAGTGGCGTTAGCGTTCGCTCTTACAGAAGAAGCGATCGAGGATAATTTATATGATTCTTTAGGAAAAAGATATGTCAAAGCATTGGCGAAATCTATGGCTAACACCAAAGAGATCAAAGGTGCGGATGTGTTGAACAACGCCTTCTCATCCAGTTTTACTGGCGGAGATGGTGTTTCTCTAATTAACACTGCTCACCCACTTGCTGGTGGTGGAACAGCTGCTAACAGAGCAACAACTATGGCCGACCTTAATGAAACTTCATTAGAGGACGCTTTAATTGACATCTCTACTTTCACAGATGACAAAGGATTAACAATCTCTGTGCAAGCTGACAAACTAATCGTGCCACCACAATTAGTATTTGTTGCTGACAGAATTTTAAATTCTAATCAGAGAGTAGGAACATCTGATAATGACTTAAACGCTATTAAGAACACTGGTGTTCTTCCTGGCGGTTATTCAGTAAATCATTATCTAAATGATCCGGATGCTTTCTTCATCTTAACTTCTGTAACAGCACAAGGCGAAGGCCTTAAAATGTTCCAAAGAACTGGCATGGAAACTTCCATGGAACCAGATTTCTCTACTGGAAACATTCGTTACAAAGCACGTGAAAGATATAGTTTTGGTTTCTCCGATTGGAGAGGCGTATATGGATCACAAGGTGCATAACTCGAACGTTTAGAAATACCGTTTATAACTCAAGTATTTCAAATTAAGGGCCCTCCAGGGCCCTTTTTTTTGGCCTAAATTAATTACAAATTAAGTGTATAAATTGTTGTACTTTTGTGCATAATTGTGCATAATAGGTATGTGGGAATTGAAATTAAAAATAAAAAAACGGAGAAAAATATGACTGTCAATATAATTGAAGAAATCAACAAAGCTGGCTTTACAGCTTTCCAACACCCTGGAGAGGGTATCAAGATCAGCTGCGAAGACGGCAAAGACGCTGGGATCTACTACCCAGATGATTGCCCGGAGTTTGACATCTACGACCAAGATCCCTGGATCAACCCAGAGGTTGTTAAAGTCTGCAAAGACAATGGTTACGAAGTTGACTGGCAAGATCCTGGTACTTTAACTGTTTACAAGGAGGTGGCGTAATGACTATGACTAGAGAATTTTATATCCCAAAGGGATCTAAAGAAATAAAGGCTGCAAAAACAGACGCGGTAGCTTACGTTGAGGATTGGGAGTGCGGGACCAAGTACACGGCCATGGTGTTCGGCGGCAAGAGATCTAAATATGACAAGTATTACGGTTTCAAAAACAAAGAGGCCAGAGACAATTATGTGATTAAGTATTTCACAGATCAAGAAAATGCAGCTCTTGCTAAAAAGAAACGTGCTGAACAAGCGAAAACGCAAGCCAAAGAAAATCAAGCAAACTACCAAGTGGGTGATATTCTTGTTTCAAGTTGGGGTTACGATCAAACCAACATTGATTATTACCAAGTAATTGAGAGAACAGCTAAAATGGCCACCATTCAAAAAATTTGCAAAGAGTTTTTAGATTCTGGTTATCCTAGCGAAGATAAAGTGATCCCTCTTAAAGATTCTTTTGTTGGCAAGCCTAAGAAAAAGAAAATTGGGACTTACGGTATTACGATAAGCAGTTATGAGACTGCAAGTCTTTGGGACGGCAAACCCGACTATGAAACTGCTGCTGGTTGGGGTCACTAATGATTAAAAAAATATACCTTGATATGGACGGAGTTTTAGCCGACTTCGTTACAGCTGTTGAGGGCCCCGACTATTTGAACGGGCCCTTACACGGCGAACAAACCTATGACGATCGCAAGATCGAGTTTACCAACAAGCGTTTGTTCAGAAATATGCCACCGATGCCAGGCATGTTAGATCTAGTTGCCTATGTCAAAGGATCTGGTTTGCCCTGGGAGATCTTAACTTGCTCTGGCGAGATCAACAGACCTTTGGTTGTGACTGACAAGATCGCCTGGACCAAACAATATGTAGATCCGCACGTTGTGGTTACGTCTACACTCAAAGGCAAACACAAAGCAATTTTTGCAAGACCTGGACATGTGTTGGTTGATGACAAGAAATCAAACATTGTGGCCTGGGAAAATGCCGGCGGCATTGGCATCTTGCATGAAACTCCTGCTGGTACTATCAAAAAATTGCAGTCTCTTTGAGTTGCTAAAGTAATTCCTTAGTAGTATCATTTTCTAAATAAATTTAATTAGCTTGATGAGGGCCGGTTTACCGGTTTCCATTAATACAAACAAAGGAGTTCATAATGGCTAATCCACATTTTCAAAACCAAATCCAATGGGCGGGTAATACCGTTGCAACAAAGGCAAAAAAAGATCAACCGATGTTTATGCCTTATCCATCCGATCAAACACACTATGGTTATTTCAATGACTTTATGGTGTATACAGCGGGTGATTGGACAATCACAACAACCGAGGATGGCACGGGATCCGCAACTGAGGCAATTACTTCTGGTGCTGGTGGCCAGTTTTTAATTACTAACGCGGCTGGCGATAACGATGCTGACTTTTTTAACTTAAAAGGCGAATCTTTCTTAATTGACGGCACAAAAAGAGCTTTCTTTTCAGCAAGATGGAAAGTCAGCGATGCAACACAATCTGACATAGTTATGGGTCTGCAAATCACAGACACAACACCATTAGCAGCAAGTGATGGCATCAACTTTAGAAAAGATGATGGCGATGCACTGCTTGACTTTGTAGTTGAGAAAGATGCAACTGAAACTTTAACAGCAGGCGTAGCTACTTTGGCAGACGATACGTTTATTACAACATCGTTTTTCATAGATCCAAACGCAGCATTGGTTTATTACTCAATTAACAACGCAGAGCCAGTTGGAGTGGTCAACACCAATCTTCCAGATAACGAAGAGTTGACAGTATCTTTTGGTATTCAAAACGGCGCAGCCGCAGCGAAAACCATGACTATCGATTACGTCACAGCTATCGTAGAGAGATAAAATGGCAGACGCAGTAACATCTCAAACAATCCAAGACGGTGAGAAAACCGCCGTCTTGAAATTTACAAATGTTTCGGATGGTACCGGTGAAAGTGCAGTCAAAAAAGTAGATGTTTCAGCATTAGCTAAAAACAGTGCAGGCCAAACCTGCACCAATGTTTCAGTAGCTAGGATTTATTGGGCCACGCGTGGGATGGGAGTAAATCTTGAGTTTGATGCTACAACAAATGTTCTTTTAACTGGTTTACCAGCAGATAGCACAGGTGATGAATACTATGATTTATTTACAGCAATACCCAATAATGCGGGATCTGGTGTAACTGGAGACATAGATTTGACCACTGTCGCACATTCGAGCGGTGATACTTATTCAATTATATTGGTTTTGAATAAGAATTATTAATGAATGGCAGCAACAAAGCCTAGGAAAAAAACTAATCCTATTAAAAAAACGGTAGGCAAAGGCGGTAATTACCGAAAAACCAAGTCTGGAGCAGGAATGACCAAAAAGGGCGTTGCTGCATACAGAAAGGCAAATCCTGGATCTAAGCTGAAAACTGCCGTAACAGGTAAGGTAAAAAAGGGTAGCAAGGCTGCTAAAAGGCGTAAGTCTTATTGCGCAAGATCTCTTGGGCAGTTAAAGAAAAGCTCTGCTAAAACTAGAAACGATCCTAATTCGAGAATTAGGCAAGCAAGAAGAAGGTGGAAGTGCTAATGGCAAAAAAATCATCAACCCCAAGCAACGTAACTAACCCTAGCTTATATTCAAGAGTAAAGTCTGAGGCCAAAAGTAAGTTTGACGTTTATCCGTCTGCTTACGCTAATGCCTGGCTGGTAAAAACTTATAAAAAACGCGGCGGCGGTTACAAAGGCGCAAAAAAAGCAGAAGGAGGCGAAGTGAGTAATAAAGATTTAAGACCGGTGCCAACTGGCAATAAAGGCCTAGGTAAACTACCTACCAAAGTTCGTAATAAAATGGGATTTATGAAAAACGGTGGCAGTGTACAGCTCCAGGCTAGAGGTTGTGGCGCAATTATGAACAGCAAGCGCAAACCTACAAAAGTTCCTAGAAGTTAAAATTATGGCCATAAGCAGAAGTAGCATTGGCAAATCAATAAGCAAGGGATCTAAACCAAAAGGTGGATTGACCAAGTGGTTTAAAGAAGATTGGGTTGACATAGGATCCAAGAAAAAAGGCGGCGGCTATGCAAAGTGTGGCAGATCTAAACAAAAAGCAGACGCCAAAAGAAAATACCCAAAATGTGTACCAGCTGCAAAAGCTGCAAGCATGAGCAAATTACAAATTAAATCTGCAGTCAGCAGGAAAAGAGCAAAGAAACAAGGGGTAGGCGGCAAGCCTACAAACGTTAAAACTTTTGCCGCTAGAGGTGGTAAGATAATCAAAAGATCTAACATAGGTCTTTACGGAAGATAATAGGAGTAATTATGAAAGGTAAAGGAACTAAGTACATGGCTAAGGGTGGAAAAACTACTAAGTACATGTCTAAAGGCGGTCGTTTAGGATATGGTGGAAACAAAGTTGATCCAATGTCTAGGAAACAAAGTTTTATAGACAGTAAAGATAGCGGTCTAAGAAATGTTGGACGACAAGCTGAAAGAGAGTTAGGTCTTAGAATAAGCAGAGGTCCTGGCATGAAAGCTGGTGGTCCTGTAGGTTCTATGTTTCCTTCTATGCAAAAAGCTATGAAGGGTACTAAGTACATGGCTAAAGGCGGAGCTGCTTTACAATCTGAAATGAAAGCAAATCCAGGTTTTAGTAACATACCAAAATCTGTAAGAGATAAACTGTAAAAATATAATAATTAAATATAGTGGCGTATTTAATATCAAATATCCCGCAGTTCAAATGCTGGGTAAGAAAAGAGTTTACAGCTAATCATTCCAATTACCATGGCGAGTATTTGCACGCTTTGGTTATTGCGGTCAATACAATTCCAGATAGATCTCTTTCATTCCAGGTGGTTTTTACTGGCTGTGAAATAGATGACATGGAAGATGAGCCAAACGTACATGGCGGTGCTATGTGGGCCCGGATGCCAATAGAGGCTCTGGTAGCAGACATACCGTTAAAAGACTGGCCAGAACCCATGGAAGATCATTTGGCCCAACCCTGGGACTGTCTAAGTCATCATCATTCGGTTATAACCATGGATCGTGTAAGTTCGTCTCCGTGGATCTGCAAAATAGGTGGCGAGTTTTATACAGGCAAATATTTGTTCACTGTGGATTACACAGAAAATTCAATAGCAGACGATCCGGCTCAACATAAACAATCACATGTGTTATATTTAACGGACGCTGGTGAGTACACTGGAAATTTTGTAGCATTACCTAATAATAGAGTAAGAGCAACAAACCCTGCTTTGTGGCGTGTAGGCGAAGGGGCACCGGATTTCATGCCCTCGCAATGGACACATTCAGCGGAACAACATGAGAGCTATATGGATCCAAACATAACGTTTAACAATCTATACGCTCCGGGAGAAGAAGATGGCGACATCGAACAGTAAAAACTTTGAACCAGATGTAGCAGAATACATAGAAGAGGCTTTTGAGCGTTGCGGCTTAGAGCTAAGAACTGGTTACGATCTTAAAACAGCCAACAGAAGTCTGAATCTTATGTTAGCCGAATGGGCCAACAGAGGTTTAAATCAATGGACCATTGCACAAAAAACAGTGGCCATGGTAAAAGACACCACGTCTTACAACATTGACAGTACCAACAGCACAGCACCGATTGACGTACTAGATGTATTTATTAGAGAAACTGTCGGCTCTGAGTCAACAGATCTGCCCATGACCAGGTTAAGCAGAGCTGAGTATTCTCACATTGTTACTAAATCAACCACAGGAAAACCAAATCAATTTTTTATCAATAAGCAGCTGTCACCGACTATTACAGTTTGGCCTGCTCCAGATAAGTCCAGTGCTTATACGGTTTACATGAATGTATTAACCAGAATGGATGACTCAGATGCAGCAACCAACACCCTGGACATGCCTTTTAGGTTTTATCCTTGCTTGGCCGCAGGCCTGGCATATTACATATCTTTAAAAAGAGCGCCAGAAAGAACCGCTATGTTAAAAGGTTTGTATGAAGAAGAGTTTACCAGGGCCTTATCCACCGATGAGGATAGAGCCTCATTTAGAATATCTCCAGATATTCGGAGTTACAACAACCCATAATGGCATTTGCATCTGGTAAACATGCCTACGGTATTTGGGACATCACAGGGTTTCGCTATAAGTAAAAGGACATGAAGAAAACTTGGGACGGACTCCTGGTGGGCCCAGATCAGTTTGATCCTAAGCATCCACAAATTATGCCTCGGCCCGC